CTGCCAAAAATTTCAGAACTAAATACAACACACCCCGCAAGACAATTTTTAGACAACCGAAGAATTCCCGTTAAGTATCTGGGCGAACTTTACTTCGCCGAAAAGTTCAAGGAATGGACTAATTCTCAAAAATATACTTTTGAAAATCTAAAGAATGAAGAACCAAGGATCATAATTCCCTTAAAGAATCACGGAAAGATATTCGGGTTTCAGGGGAGATCGCTCAATCCAAAATCAAAACTTAAGTACATCACAATCATTTTGGATGACCACCACCCCAAGATCTATGGTTTGGATAAGGTTGACTGGAATAAAACGGTTTATATTGTAGAAGGCCCTTTTGATAGTATGTTCATTGATAACTCTATCGCAATGGTTGGTGCAGATATAGACAAAATGTTTTTCGTTTCAAACTTTGAAACAGAATTTGTGATGGTTTACGATAACGAAAAACGAAACAAACAAATTGTTGATAGAATGGAGAAGGCGATAGATTGGAAATTCCCAATTGTCATTTGGCCGGACACAATACAACAAAAAGACATTAACGATATGATTTTATCTGGACTTAACGTTCAATCTATGATAGAATCCAATGTCTATAGTGGATTACAAGCTAAAACAAAACTTACTAGTTGGAAGAAGACATGAGTAACGGGACCAAAGTTGTAAAAAGAAACGGAAATACTGAGAACCTGAACCTAGACAAAATTCATAAGATGGTAGAAGAAGCGTGCAGCGGTCTCGCTGGCGTTTCTGCATCTCAAGTGGAAATGCAGTCAGGTATCCAATTTTATGATGGTATTACCACTGCAGAGATTCAGGAAATCCTGATTCGTTCTGCATCCGATCTTATTGATCTTGAGACACCTAATTACCAATTTGTTGCGGCTAGACTTCTTCTGTTTGGACTTTACAAACAGGTGTTCGGCCCTTCGTGGAATCAAGGTTTTCCTCATATCTATAATCACCTAATGCATGGTGCATGTAGTGGAATTTATGACAAACTTCTCCCCTCCAGATATTCTGAGGAAGAGTGGGATAAGATTAATTCTTGGATTGATCATGACCGTGACTTCTTGTTCACTTATGCAGGCCTACGTCAGGTAGTTGACAAGTACCTTGTGCAAGATAGAAGTTCTGGGAATCTTTATGAGACTCCCCAGTATATGTACATGTTGATTTCTGCAACAATTTTTGCAGAATATCCCAAAGAGAATAGACTGGACTACGTTCGTAGGTACTACAATGCAATCTCCAAACACCGAATCAACATTCCAACTCCCATCATGGCAGGAGTTAGAACACCACTTCGACAATTTGCTAGTTGTGTTCTTGTTGATGTTGATGACACCCTCGATTCTATCTTTAGCAGTGATATGGCTATTGGTAGGTATGTCGCACAAAGGGCGGGTATCGGTATCAACGCAGGTCGCATCAGGGGCATCAACGCTAAAATCAGAGGTGGAGAAGTACAGCATACAGGCGTTGTTCCATTTCTCAAGAAGTTTGAAGCAACTGTCCGATGCTGCACTCAAAATGGCATCCGAGGTGGATCAGCAACTGTCCACTTCCCCATCTGGCACAAAGAAATAGAGGATATTATTGTACTTAAGAATAATAAAGGAACAGAGGATAACCGTGTTCGTAAACTAGATTATTCAATCCAATTCTCCAGACTTTTCTATGAACGATTCATTAATGATGAGGAAATGTCCCTCTTCTCACCTCATGATGTTCCGGCAGTTTCTGATGCTTTCGGGCTTCCTGAGTTTGATGATCTCTACGTGGCTGCAGAACGAAATGAGTCTATTCCAAGAAAAACTGTCCGCGCTCAAGAACTTATTCTGAGTGTTCTAAAAGAACGTGCTGAGACTGGTCGTATTTACATTATGAACATCGACCATTGCAATGAACACTCCTCTTTTACGGATAAAGTTTGGATGAGTAATCTTTGTCAAGAGATTACACTTCCCACAGATCCCATTCAACATATTGATGATGCTGCAGGGGAGATTGCACTTTGTATTCTTTCTGCAATCAATGTTGGTAAGATTCGTGAACTTGATGATCTTGAAGAACTGTGTGATCTTGCAGTTCGTAGTCTTGAAGAGTTGATTGATTATCAGGAGTACCCAGTTAATGCTGCAGAACTTGCTACCAAAGCTCGCAGGTCTCTTGGAGTTGGGTACATTGGACTTGCACACTATTTTGCAAAACATGGAGTCAAGTATGATTCTCAACAAGCTTGGGACATGATTCATGAGTTGACTGAATCATTCCAGTATTATCTCCTTAAGTCATCGAATCAGTTGGCCAAAGAAAAGGGTGCTTGTACGGACTTCAATCGTACAAAATATTTTGAAGGAATTCTCCCTATTGATACATACAAGAAGGACGTAGACGAAATTTCATCCGTCGATTACAATCATGATTGGGAGAATCTTAGAACATCCATCCTGGAACACGGTCTCAGGCACTCAACACTGTCCGCACAAATGCCATCGGAGAGCAGTTCCGTTGTGTCAAACGCAACTAACGGTATCGAACCACCTCGCGGATACTTGTCCGTTAAGAAGTCAAAGAAAGGCCCACTCAAACAAATTGTTCCTCAGTATGGATCACTCAAAAACAATTATACTCTTCTATGGGACATGCCTGACAACACTGGTTATATTAACGTCGTTGCCGTCATGCAAAAGTTTTTTGACCAAGCCATCAGTGGAAACTGGTCCTACAATCCAGAAAACTACCCAGATAATGAAGTCCCAGTCTCAGTAATGGCTCAGGATCTCCTCAGAACGTATAAGTTTGGTTGGAAGACGAGTTATTATCAGAATACTTATGATCACAAAACTGATGAGGTAAAAGAAGATACCACTAAACAACAGTTGGATAAATTAGTTGATGAAATTATGAATTCTAGTGAGGAAGATTGTGAAAGTTGCAAAATCTAGTAAAGAACAGGAGTTACAAATGGTACAAGGAATGACCGTATTCAACACCAGCACCGATGTTGATACCCGCAAACAACCAATGTTTTTTGGACAACCACTAGGTTTGCAACGTTATGATCACTACAAATATCCAGTATTTGACAAGTTAACCCAACAACAACTTGGATATTTCTGGAGGCCTGAAGAGGTCTCCCTCCAAAAGGATCGTGGTGATTATCAATCTCTTCGTCCAGAACAGAAACACATCTTCACTTCTAACTTGAAGTATCAGATTATGCTCGATTCTGTTCAGGGTCGTGGTCCTGGTATGGCATTCATTCCTTATTGTTCTCTTCCTGAACTAGAGGCATGTATGGAAGTGTGGGGGTTTATGGAGATGATTCATAGCCGTTCATATACTTACATCATCAAAAACATTTATTCTGACCCCAGTGAAGTTTTTGATACAATTCTAGATGATGAAAAAATCATGAGCCGTGCAACTAATGTCACTGGTGCTTATGATGATTTCATTAATTCCGCACAAGAATATGGAACTTCTAATGCATGGAAGTTTGCACAAGAGGGTGCAGGATATTCTAGAGATGAACGTATCGAATTAAAAAGAAAACTTTATCGTGCTATCGCAAATGTCAATATTCTCGAAGGTATCAGGTTTTACGTCTCGTTCGCTTGCAGCTTTGCGTTTGGTGAACTCAAGCTTATGGAAGGATCCGCTAAAATTATCTCTCTCATCGCAAGAGACGAAAATCAGCACCTTGTCATTACTCAGAACATCCTCAATAAGTGGCGCGAAGGCGATGATCCAGAAATGCAACAAATTGCTAGAGAAGAGGAGGCGTGGGTAAATACTGCGTTTGAAAATTGCGTCAATGAGGAAAAGTCTTGGGCCAAGTATCTGTTCAAAGATGGTTCGATGATTGGTTTGAATGATAAACTTCTCAATAATTATGTTGAGTGGATTGCAAATCGTCGCATGAAGTCGATTGGACTGAAACCACTTTATGATATTCCTGCAAAGAATAATCCACTTCCTTGGACTGAACACTGGATTTCTTCTAAGGGTCTTCAGGTAGCCCCACAAGAAACCGAAGTTGAGTCTTATGTTGTTGGTGGCATCAAACAGGATGTGAAGAAAGATACTTTTGCAGGGTTCAAACTCTGATCTAAATATTAACAACAACTGAATTGAAATAAATTTTATGTCTACTCAAACCAAAATTCCGAGGGTAGTTTCAGAAGAACTACCCTCAAATCCTTTTACATTTGAAGTTCTTGCTCTTGCAGCAAAACAGAAATTAAATACAAAAAAGTCAGAAATTCTCCAAAAATATTCTGATCCATCACTCAAAACAATTTTAATTTGGAACTTTGATGAAACTATCATATCCCTTCTTCCAGAAGGATTGGTTCCTTATTCAAGTGTAGGTCAACAAAATGTGAGTTCTGGAAATTTAAGTGATAACATCCAGAGATCTGTTGAAATGATGAGTGACTTAGGTTCCAATTCTATTGGATCTCAGGATCAGGGTAGGACTTCTATCAGAAAAGAATATACTTACTTTTATAATTTTGTGAAAGGTGGGAATGATCGTCTTTCAAGTATGAAGAGAGAGACTATGTTTATTAGTATTCTTGAAGGTCTTCATCCTCTTGAGGCTGAGATTCTTATGCTTGTTAAGGATAAGAAACTACAAACTAAGTATAATATTTCTAAAGAAAATGTCTCGGCTGCCTATTCGGATATCCAATGGGGTGGGAGATCATAAATATCCTTAGAAACAGTATCTGAAAGAATATGGCCAGACAGGGTATTAATACGGGAACAAGTCCTAATGATGGATTGGGTGATTCCCTGTTAACTGGTGCTATTAAAATAAACTCAAATTTTTCTGAGATTTATGGTACTTTCGGAAATGGAACTAATCTAGTCAGTTATGCAAACACTGCTGGAGGTTTGTCTGGAACTCCAAGTATTAATGTTTATAATGTAGGAGTTGCTTCTGCAATTAATGTTGGTGCAGCTTCAACATTTCAAAAATCTGTTCATTTGGCTGAAGTCATTGATTGTCCCCAT